CGTCCTTACATTTGCTTTCTTGAAGTTTTGTACTGGCATAAATATCGCAGGTGCAAATTCATCTTCTTCTAAACGAAGGAAACCTGATACCATATGACTTCGTAAGTAATGTTTTATTGTTGGTTTTATGTTTGTTGCATTTTTTAATGCTTTATAATTACCTCTAAATCTTTTATTATCCAATGTTTCAAATAGTTTCATTCTCAATGCTATGGGTAAATAATGAAAGTTAACACCTAGAAAACCACCAGGTGCAGTATCAATGGGCAACACTAATGGAAATATATCATAGTAAGGTAACACAGCTTTAAGTTTAGGGTCATAACGAAAGAAGTTTAACCCCCTTAACTGTGGTGATCCGTGTAGTTTTCCTTGCTTCATCAGTTTTGCAGCTGATATTTTATTAGTCAAGTCTGCTATCTTTCTTTTATACCAATTGATAGAAAGGTCTCTATCTCCTTTTGCTTGACGGATTATGTCAAATATTGATTTGGTTGCCATATTACTATTTATAATAAATATTGAAGATGAAACGATTTAAAAGAATGTCAAACAAGTTTACGGTTGATGGTAAGTTTCAACCCAAGAATCCAAAAAAATATAAGGGTGATTACCGCAACATTATCTTCCGTTCATCTTGGGAATTAACTGTATTTAAATATTTAGATACAAGTCCTAGTGTTATCCAATGGTCAAGTGAAGAATTTTTTGTGCCATACAAGCATCCGTTTACTGGTAGGTTTAGTCGCTATTTTCCAGACATATGGTTGAAATATAAAAACAAAGAAGGCACTATAACACAAACCGTATGGGAAATCAAGCCTAAAAAGTATACGGAACAACCTCGTATACCTAAACGCAAGACCAATGACTGGAAATATACAACAAAACAGTATATCATCAACAAAGCGAAGTGGGAGAGTTGTGAGGAGTTTTGCAAGAAGAAGGGATACAATTTTCAGGTCATTACAGAAGAACATTTGAAACATTGGTCAACAATCCAACCACTTAACACATAAATAGTTATATGTCAAGCTTAGCACAGAAATTAAAATCCTCATTGTTTGGTGGTATACTTGGTCACGGACAGCCAGCAACGGCATCCTCAGCACCTATACGAAACAGTAGAGGTAAAAATTATTCATCATCAGCACCTGACGAATGGTCAGAACAGGATAAGTTTGCCTTTGGTACATTGCGATATCCTGATGATTTGGGTACAGCAGAATATGGACACTATTTGTTGTTTCATATATTTGAAGTATCACAAAGTAAATATGCAGGACCACAAACAACACCTCAAGTTGGGGGTCCTCCTGGTCGTACAACTAAGCGACCAAAAGAAGAACACAATTTATATAGTCCATCCATTGCTTATGAACAAGATGATGCTAAACTGAACTCCGTTAGGCGTGAAACTGACAACAAATCTATAAGTGGTGCTCTACGAGCAGGTGGTAAGTTGAAACGAACAAGTGATACTATTGCATTGTATATGCCACCTAATCTTAAATCATCATACAATACGAATTATAAGAAATCAGAAACAGGTTTAGCAGGTGTTATGGGTGCAGATTTGATAGGTGCGACCAATGTTAGGGAAGTGTTAGATAAATTAGGTACTGCTGGTACATTTGCTACGGTTAGGGACGCATTAATAGATACATTAGCAGTTAAAGCTGCGGCTGGAATAACAGATTTGGTGACTGGTGGTGATTTGGAAGGTGTGATACGAAAAGGATCGCAAAAAGCATTGAACCCAGCACTTGAAGCAATCTTCCAAGGTGTGGACTTACGCACATTTGATTTTAATTTTAGATTTACACCAAGAAGTGAGAAAGAGTTGCGACAAGTACACGCAATACAGAAATTATTTAAGTTTCATATGCTACCTGAAAGGGTGCAAGGTCAGAAGATAGGTCGCCACCTTATCTTCCCTAGTGAGTTTGACATACAGTATATGTATCAAGGCGTAGAAAACAATTGGTACCCATTTGTAAGTGGTGTTGTATTAGAGAAGATGGATGTTACATTTGGACCAGGTGGTGAAACACAACACTTTAGACCAATTGAAGTGGGTGGTGGTGAAGCACCGCCTCCAACAGAAGTCAATATGATATTGACTTTTAGCGAAACAGAAATTATGACCAAAGAGAAGATAGTGGAGGGTTTCTAATATGTCTTACTTTAGCAAGTTTCCATTGTATCAATATGACATTGAGGATACACAGAATAGAACACTTATAACAGATATATTGCGCCGTGTCAACCTAAAAGCGAATGTCCGTGCAAATACCTTGGTTTATGACAGCTATGATGTGAAGGATGGCGAAACGCCAGACATTATAGCATTCAAATACTATGGTGCTTCAACACTTCATTGGGTCATCATCACGGTGAACAACATAACAAGTCGCCACGATTGGCCGTTAGACCAAGCAAGTTTGACGGATTATGTCAATGATAAGTATGGTACAGCGAGTGCTGTTCATCATTACGAAGTAGCACAGACGAGTGGTGATACAACAGAATTATTAACAGTTTCAAGCGATACTGCAGGTGCATTACCTGTCACTAATTATGAGTATGAACAAACACAAAACGACAAGAAGCGTAAAATACGATTATTAGATAAGACATATGTAGGACAATTCAGTAAAGAGTTTGAACAACTGATACGAAGGTAAAATTATGGCGGCCACAGGCAAGTCAAATCCAATAGGTAAATCAAAACAAAACGCTAAAGCAACAGTAGCTGAAACAGGTGATAGTCAATTCGCAGGTGATTTTCAGTTAGACTATATCATCATCCATTCATCAAGTGACCCCATAGACATTAAACCACTATGGTTAGAGATGAATGTCTATGAGAGTATCAATTCTTCCCAAATCTATGGTGATGTTACCATAGCGGATAGTGCCAATCATTTACAGAACATACCCATTATAGGACAAGAGGAAATAGAGTTTGTATTTGGTGTGCCTGACAATGAGCAGATAGATTTTGAGTCTTTTCGTGGTCGCATATACAAGGTGAACAATATGGTGAAGACAGATGAACGCCAACAGGTCTATACCATACATTTCACATCAAAGGAAGCAATAAAGAATCACCGTTCACGCATAAATGTGGCACATGAGGACACAGGTGATGTCATTTGCGAAACAATATTAAGAGATGTATTGAAGACGAAGAAAGCATTGAACCTTGAACCAAGTGACTTGAAGGTCAAACTGTTGGGTAACAATATGAAACCTTTTTCCTTCATCAGGATGTTAGCGAAACGCTGTCGCAGTAGAGAGTTTGAAGGTGCAGGTTACCTGTTCTTTGAGAACCACCGTGGTTACAACTTCCGTTCTTGGGAGAGTTTGATTGCGAGTGCAAATGGACCTAGAATGGCACAAATAGAGTATTTTGTATCACCTAGTGCGGACAAGGATGTGGCAAGAGATATGCATTCCATATTGGAGTACCGTGTCATCAAGAACCAAGACTTCTTGGCGGCAAGTGTATCAGGTATGCTAGGATCAACGCATTATATTTTTGATATGCACACCAAGACCTATGTAAAGAAAGAACACAGGTACCATGATGTATTTGAAGAAAGAAACCACAATGAGGACCCAACAAGTAATCCACTTTTCACGGACACGCCTGTTGAGGACACAAAGAGAGTATCAGACTATACGGACCAACGATTAATGCTATCAAACAAGGACATACGATTACACCAAATAAATGAGTATGATGGTCACAATTATGACAATCTTGGTCAATTCAATCAGGACCGCTTGCACGATTATACAACACACAACCAACTGGTGGTCAAGTGTACCGTACCTGGTAATTCCGTTCTTGCAGCCGGCGATGTGGTCCTTCTCAATCTTCCCAGTTTTGAACCTATTCCGACAGTTTCACCAACAGAAAGGGTCTATGACGAGTATCTCAGCGGCCGATGGATACTCACAAACATAGTCCACGCCGTTTCACCACAAAACTATAGCACGACCTTTGACTGCGTGAAGGACTCTACACCCATACCGTATGTGAGCGGCGCCATACCACTAGAGAGTAACAAGGAACCAAAACCAAAAACATCAACACTAAACACACCAGGTGATGACCCACACGAATAGAGGAGAACATACACTATGAAAACTGCAAACAACAATTACAAAGAATCATTACACGAACAAAATCCTCGAGGGTTTATGGCAACCCAC